CACGGTTCACGACATACGTAGAGAAACTGGTATCCATATACACATAGATCTTCTTTAACGTTTGGCCACGAGAACATGCGGCCAGAGGGATGCTTTTTAAAGTCTTCCCAAGACGGGTACAAGCCTAAGCTTGTGGAGCTGCGTCGGGCTTACGGGAAGCCCAGAACAGACGCATAGCTCTGCGATTGCCAACGATATAACACAACGGTGTGGAATCGGAGGCTTGGACTGGGTAGTTCTGCTCAATTGGAGAATCAACATTCATTGCATGTTGTTCCGCAAGAGGACCCATTTGGCAATCATATGTTTCACGCCAATGAGCTAGATATTCATCATAGCTCACGCTTAACATTTGACATCCATGAGAGATGTTACAACGAGTAGCAACTTCACGCATTTGCGATCGTCGCTCTTCGTATTTCTCTCTGCCATAGTTGAACCAATCCCGCAGCGCCCCATCAATGTTTGACATACATTGTTGTTCAGGGGTTACTGCCTTGGATTTCAGTACTGAGTGCAAACTCTTGAATATCGAAGATTCATCGAGGGCACCTACAGTGATTCCAAGATCTGGGTGGAAGACGTTCTTTCTTTTGAGGAAATCTGCGTCGTCATCACTCATATAGGGAGTAGGTTCAGACTCCTTGTCAGGCATGGTAAACTTCATATCATGGTCAGCTAGAAAATTGGCTAACGAAATATGATTGAAGTTATCATACCCAACCTTGACTGAGCTCTTAGCATCATCGCCATAAGTTCCAAGGGCACACACTTCACGAAATTCCGGTCCATCCGGATAAATTGTGAAATATGCGCACCTAAATAGGAGACTATTGACAATGGAATTGAGATACACAGTCAAGTTCTGTCCAGATGGATTTGTTCCAATAAATTGAAGCAAATCTCCATTGAATGCAATGCACGGATAGCAAATATCAGTTGCAACACCACGCATGATCGTAAGATCCTCCTGGGAGTATCCACAGATCTCTGCAATATCAATCAAAATCTGGAATGCAGCCATAGTACATTGGGCAGGCATACGCAAATCATACTTACTGTAATCACCAGCAAGGATGCGATCCTTTCCGTACTTGGAAATGTGTTTAGCCAATTGATCCCATTCGGGACCATATGGATTAACACCAACTGCACACTCTGAGTCCAATGGAAACAGAGACAGAAAACGAGCGATGGGAAGGAAATATTTCCGTGTGAACATCTGGAGCACAATGGGTGCGCTCTGAAAGACACGAACTTTATCCTTCGTCATCAGGGTAGGCTCATCCTTCAAGCAGGCTTTGAAAACTGCATAGTAGCGTTCTCCATTGGAGTAAGCTATCTCTGCAATGCCATACTCTTTCCAAAACATCTCATCCAGAGCAACTGGACAAGCATGATTCGGAAAATCCTCGGGATCCAGATACGTGAGATGATCACGCTTGGGACCACCAAGGGGATGCCCAACTGATGTGTTGGGTGGCATCTTGTCAATGAAGCGCATGCCATCAATGCCAGCTAAAATTTCCTGCCTTGTAAGGGGCCGGATTTGAGCTTGCAAATCTGGGAATGCTTTGAGCTTCTTGGCAATACCTTGCCTGTAGTCAACAACGGCACGCTCAAGAACGCGAGGACCCATACCAATAGAAGGTCGAGCTGAAAATTTCAGTGACTCTTCGTATGGATCACCCTTGCGAAACTTGGGTTTACCGTGTTTGTTTGGGACGCCAGTGATGTCATACACTGCGTCCGTGATAGGTGTGTCAACTACCTCGGAATGGTAGGTGGCACGACCAGTAGTGGAACCAAAGACCTTGAGGTTTGTACCCTCAACTTCCAATCGATTCACGGGACTCTTTTCATGAAGAGTTTCACCTGTGAACCACTGAATGTCATAAGTCTTTGTATTCATAGTTCCCTCCGAATGGCAAATCAAGACACCAGGGCGTCGAGCAAGCTTATCAACCGCAGCGTCAAACTGCGATTTCAGCAAAATCCCGGCACCACCAGTTGGTGTACCTGTTCTACCAGCCAAATTGAAACCAGCCAAAACTGGTCCTTTGGTTTGTGAAATCAAGGGAGACATACAAAATCCATTTCGCGTGTTAACGTTCATGGTGTAATGCCACCCAAGATAGTTCCCAACCCTGGAGTTCACGGTTCCTGGTTCAATCCGAAACTGATCCCG